TTTAGTGGTGCCACAGCGAGAGTGGTTGATAACTTATCTACTCAATTTTCAAACTTATCCATTGCACTTAAAACTTCAGCCAACGAGTTTGGTAAAGGACTTTCACCAGTCCTAAAAGAGTCAACTGCTGAACTTACAGCATTCATTGAAAACAACGAAGAAACAATTGCGGCATTGGGTAGACTGGGTGGAGTAATTCTACAAGGTGTTGTAAAACTGTTCATAGGATTTGCAGAAGCACTTGGTCACATTGTAATTGCTGGAGAAAAATTAATTGGATTCCTTAAAGATGTAAAAGAAGATACTGAAGATCTCAATGAAGATTTCAGCGGATTAAATTCTGATCTTATGATGACTGGAGAAGGATTCTCAGCATTGATTAAAGCAGGACCACCAGTTGTTAAACAATTAGGCGACATGCAGATGTCTACTGAGGAATTAGGCAACAGCGTGGCAGAGGCGGCAGAACAACAAGCCAACTTTGTGAATGCTATGGGTGACTACGAAGAGACTGGCAAGACAGTATTAGAAATACAAAAAGAATTAAATTTAGAACAAGCGGCATCCAACAGAGAAATTTATAGAGCTCAAGTAGGTTATAGAAAAACTGCTGAGGCTGTGAAGAAAGCAAACAAAGTGTTAGGCAACTATCAAGACCATTTGATAGAAATGGGCAAAAACTATACTGATATTGCTATTGCTACAGACACATTGATTGGTATGACAGATGCTTTTGCTTCAACGGCAGAATCGGCTTTGACTGATGTAATTTTAGGCACAAAAACTTTAAAAGCCGCATTGGGTGAAATTGGACAAGCCATATTGAGAGAATTAATAGGAGGCATGATTAGAATATTAGTGATTGCACCAATACTAAAAAAGATTGCAGATATATTTGGTGTGGACATGGTGGAAGGCACACTGAATCAGGTTAACGCACAGAAGAAATTAAATTCAGCACTCAAACAAGAAGTTGCATTGAGAGCAATTTTGATGTTAATGGGTGGAGGCGGAGGCGGTATTCCGTTCCTAGCAGAAGGTGGACCAGCCACAAGAGGACAACCTTATATTGTGGGAGAAGAAGGACCAGAATTGTTTGTGCCTAATCAATCAGGATCTGTAATTCCTAACAACTTAATGCCACAAGCCGCAAGTTCAACAGGCAACAATGCAGGCATGGGTGATGAAGTCACAGTGAACTTTAATATCAACACAGTGGATGCATCAGGATTTGATGAACTTCTAGTTGGAAGACGAAATACCATTGTGGGGATAATTAATCAAGCATTAACAAAAAGAGGCAAACAAGGAGTAACTGGCTAATGGCTTACATAGGATTTTTTAACGGACCAACTTCAGTATTATCAAATGTGGATCAAATTGGATTCAGATCAGTAAATTTTAAACAAAGAACACAAACAGTGGTCACCAAAACAATTTCAGGTAGATCCATAAGAACACAACAAGCCACAACACTGTGGGAAGGCACACTGGAATTTCCTACACTAACACACATAGAATTTAGACAGATACAAGGATTTGTGGCATTGGCACAAGGAGCATTCAACGAATTTGATATCATACTGCCCAACATATCATCAAGAACAGCAGGCGGTAGATTGCACAATCTTGCTGTAAAAGACGACACAGCGGCAGGTAGCACAACCATAGCGGCATATCAAACTGTGGACTCAGCAGGACAACCTATAAAAGGAGATGGAGATTCAGCAGGTTACACACCAGCAGATGACTTCACAATTATTAACATGGGTGACATCATAAGATTTGACAATCACAACAAAGTGTATATGTGTACCTCAGATATTACACCAGACACAGCAGGAGATTTTGATATTACTATACAACCAGCACTCACATCAGCAGTGATAGGTATGACTGACAAGGACAACAGTGATTATGCCACAATCACAGAAATCAATTATGATAATGTGGCATTCAGAATGGTGTTCAAAACAGATTCACAAGATTACAGATACAATGTGGATGGCACAGTGAGTTTTAGAGTAGATGTAGAAGAGGTGCTTTAATGACTAGAGAATTTTCAAGTTCTTTACAGACCTATCTAGCAGGCAACACTCTTATTGAAGTGTTTTTAGTTTCAATTCAAACAACCACGGGCACAAACTATTTTACTTCAGCACCTTATGATATCACATTTGATTCACAAACATATCAAGCACAGGGTGATTTCTTAACACTGTCAGAAGGACAAGAAACAGCAGAACTACAGATACATTCTGTCAACATAATTTTAAGTGCTGTGGATGTGACCAATGTGACCACATATGGTGTGAGCGGCATCATCAACAAAGATGTTGAAATACACAGAGCATATCTAGATCCAATCACATTACAATTACAAGGTGACAGTGCCGGCGATGCTGTGTTCCTAGCATTCAAAGGCAAGGTAGCAGGTTACCAAATCACCAACAATATAAACACAGCAGACATACAACTACAAGTTTCAAGTCAATTCATAAACTTTACAAGAAAAGCAGGACGCAGATCCAACCTTGTGAGTTTTCAAAGAGAACATCCAAACGATTATTCAATGCAGTATTCACACGAAACATTGACTGATATCTTTTGGGGTAGAAAAGGAATATAATGATTAGAGAGTGCATAATAGATGACATCAACAAACTGATTGAATGCGTTGATCTAATGCAAGAAGTTAATGATGTGCCCACATCAAATCAAGTGGACAAAAATTTTCTAATTGAAAATCTTAAAAAAGGCATTGTGTCTCCACAACACAAAATAATGATAAAAGAAACTGCAAACAAAATTGTGGCTTTTGCAATTGGTTCAGTGTCACAAAACATACACAACAACAAACTGTATGGAGAAATAACTTATATGTTTGTGCATCCAGAAATGATGAACCTATCAGTATCACAACAATTGTTTGATCAATTGGAAGAATGGTTTAAAGAACAACAGTGTCAATATCTTATAGCACTGCCCAGCATATGGAATGAAGATTACACCATGAATGAATTGATAGAACAAATAAAAAACTTTTACACAAAAAATTGTAATCTTGTGGGTTACACTTTTATCAAAGGATTGAAATGATAGATTTTAAAACAACCACATTGGAAGATTGTGCTAAACTTGCTGACAACATAGGCAACATGGACAAAAAAGAAATATTTTATGCCACAGGTTTAGAACCTTATCAAGGCATTGTGTTGTGTTATCAACTCAGCAAAGAAGATTGTGAAGTGGCATACAATGAACACAATCAAATATTAAGTATTCACGGAGTTATGGATCGCGGTACACATGGTGCACCTTGGATGTTGTTGAGTAAAGATGCCTACAAAAAAGCAGGTATAAGAACAGGCATGGTGGAAACAATTGATTGGGTCAATATAAAATTACAAAAATATGGCAGATTAAAAAATTACATCAGCGAAGAAAACACAAGAACAATTCGTTGGTTGAAATGTTTAGGATTTGACATAAAAGAAAAAATAGAAAATTATGGTTTTGCTAAAAAACCTTTTTACAAATTTGAAAGGTGTTCATAATGTGTTGTTGTTTTGATGCAGATACAGAAATTAAATTAGCAGGTGGTGAATCTAAAAAGATAAAAGACATCAAACCAGGTGATCAAGTGATTGGGTTGAACAATCGTATCAACACAGTGAAAAAGATAATGAAACCTATCAAACACTTTAGAAACTTGTATGCCATCAATAACGGCAAACACTTTACCACAGCAGAACACCCATTCAAAACACCTACAGGTTGGCACAGCATAAAACCTAAATTCAAATTGACAGATCCAGACACATGGGCAAATCTAGTGGATGACATAGAAGTGTCATGTAAAAAACTTAAAAAAGGCATGACTTTAGAAAACACATCAGGCAAGAAAAAAATAGAAAAAATTACCAAACAAAACAGATGGAGAGACTTTTTTAAATCAGTATACAATTTACAACTGGACGGTAATCACACATTTTATGCCAACAATTATCTTGTACACAACAAAGGCGGCCCAGGCGGCGGCTTTGGTAAAATTATTGGTGGAGTGGTCAGTGTGTTCAAAAAAACTGTGGGTAAAATATTTGATTTCTTAGGTGATGTGATTGGATTTGTATTCAAACCATTTGGTATTCCAGACATTCCAGATTTTTCAGCAGAAAATTCTGCATCAGGTGTAAAACTGCAAAAACCAGGAACCAATGTGGGTTTCCCAGTGGTGTACGGTTTTAGAAGATTGGGTTCAGTGCCTGTGTATGCAGAAACAAATGGTGCAGACAATCAAGATTTATATGTGGTGTATGCCATATGTGAAGGAGAAATAGAAGGCATCAGAAACATCAAAGTGGACGGCAACTCAATTGGTAATTCATCTGCTATCTACACAGCAGGACAACAACTGAATGGAGGTTATCCTTATGATGGCGGCAGAATGGTGTTTCAATGTTTTAACGGCACAGAAAATCAAACACAATCTTCATTAATGGCTGGGTCTGCAAGTTGGGGCAACAAACAGAGAACAATGCCAGGACTGGCATATGTGGCGGCAAGATTTAGATGGATAGCAAGTGATCAAGCAGAATCAGATCGTAATCCGTTTGGTGGCGGTATTCCTGCACTAGAATTTGATGTGTATGGTAAAAAAGTTTATGATTTAGCCACTCACTCAGGAGGTTTAGACTTATCAAATGATTATGCCAATCTTACAAAAACCTATTCAACCAACCCTGCCAATTGTTTGTTGGATATTTTAATGAATCCTAGATACGGAGCAGGTTATGATAAAAGTTTTATCAATGCAGATTCATTCAAAACAGTGGCTACCAAATTAAATCAAACAGTGGTGCATGATGCCAACGATCCTGCCAACTCCACAGCAAAAATTATAACCTGCAACGGTGTGTTGAACACAGAAGCAGAAATATTACAAAATGTTAAAAAGATTTTATCAGGTTGCAGAACCATGATGCCATTTGTGAAAGGTAGATACAAACTAAAAGTGGAAGATGGAGGTCATCCTACAGACATCACTTCAAGCACAGTGGCTATTGCATTTGATGTGACATCAGATCATATTGTGAGTGCAATTAATCTTTCAGGTGAATCAAAAGAATCCAAATACAATCAAGTGTTGGTGAATTACATAGATCCAGATGAAGAATTTTCATCACAACAAGAATTTTTTAACACCACAGGAGATCTAGCAATAGATGACAATGAAACACTCACAGGTGAATTTACATTTGACACCATGACCAACAGAGCCATGGCCAAAGACTTTGCTAGACTGATCTATCAAAAATCAAGAAATCAAAGAACAATAGCATTCAGTGCCACACAAGAATTAATGAATGTGGAAGTGGGAGATGTAATTAGAGTAACAGATTCTGTTCTCAATCTAAAT